TGTATTGGGAATGCAGTGCAAAAGTAGATGGATGGCAAGATTGGTACAATGCACAAAAGAAAATCTATGATAACATTGCAAAATAGTAGCATATTATTAACATTATGTTTATTGACAGGTTGTGCAACAGTAGACAACTATCCCGTCTATGTAGAAGCACAGAAGTCATTGAGTCGTGATGCTACCGTAGCAGAAGCCGCACGTATTGCAGCCTTAACTGAAATGGTTAAGAGTTCAGACAACGAAGTAAAGATACAAGCTATCAAAGCACTACAAGAAATCCAACGTAGTAAGCGTCAAGTTATCATACAGCAACCCAAAGGTTGGCTAGGTAACTGATAAATACTCTATCTAGGGATTTTTATGACACAGCAAATCATTGATACAGGCGAAGTGCCAAACGACGGTACCGGCGATCCGTTACGCCAAGCCTTTGATAAGATTAACAACAATTTTGCAAACTTGTTTGCGCTAGCCCCCACCGCTAGCGTTGAGTTGATTGACCCTAATCAATTCCCTGAAGGTGACTCAAACACTACTAGTTCAAATTTCTCTGGCAATATTACTATTAATGCCAACAATATCTATTTAGGTTCACAGTTATCTACTATACAATCAGATCCTACTGCGTCAATGTTAACATTTACGCAACCAATTGGACCTTACTATAATCAAGAATATATCAATGTAGGTGCTACACCAAATGACGGTCAAGGTGACCCACTACGTGTTGCATTTGAGAAGATTAATAATAACTTCAGTAACTTGTTCTATGTCGGAACTGTTACATCTAGCACTTACAGTATTGGACTAACATCTAATCAAGTTATTTTTGAAACTCCTGCTAACATGTTTTCACAGGCAAGTTTTCAAATTAGATCCAGTGATACCGGAACACCTGATAGCCAAGATATCACGATTACTGCACAAATATCTAATGATAGTGCGAATGTAAAATATACAGGTTACGGCACTACATTCTTTGGTAACGCATTGACACGCTACAACATGGATGTGTTTGATGGTAATGTTCGTCTAATGGTTAATCCTATTGTAGACCAAGTATTACTACATTTTATTTCTGCACAAATAACATTTATTGGTGATACTGAAAATGGTTTAAATATTGCATTAGATGGATATACTGATTCAGTCATGGATACTGAAGATGAATTTGAACTTACCACTGAAGCAAGCTAACATGAGAGCCAAAGAATTTATTGTTGAACAAAAGCTACAGGATGTGCATGATGGATTAGATGTAGTAGATAAGTCACTTCCTAATACTTATATTATACCCTCATTACAAAATCAAGACTTTTATGAATTGTATAGATTTGGTGTAGCAATTGCAGCCGTAAGAGGTGAGAGTGGGATAAAAGATGGAGTTCATAACGGCAATGAACCTGAGTTCAGAGCGGCTAGTAGTTGGGGTGAACATCAAATTGTTAGTTCGATGGATTCTGGTGTAGGTGAATTAATTGATAAAGCATTGGCTAAGATAGGTAAGTCTGGTAAAAAATCAGTCAGCACTCCTGGAAGTGATGAGATGGATGATACATTAACACAATCACCGATAAAAGGCTTTAAGGGATATAAACGATGAGAGCAAATGAATTTATATCCGAATCCAAAGTTGGCAAAATAACTAAACAGCAACAACAGGCTACCCGTGGGTTAAATATTTTTTCAAAGAAAATAGACAGCTATGATAGACAATATGATTTAAATCGTTTAATGATGGCGGTAGCAAGTAGTGATGGAATCAATCCAATCGACATGCCTTCTGAAAGTTGGGTAGGTAAACACAACACTGCACACCCTTACACTAAAGAAGAACAAGATATGCTTAAGTTAGCATATGAAGCTGCCGGTTTAGAATACATAGATTTAAATAATGGTGATATGGATAGCGAAGAATTATCTGATACAAATACCAAAAGCATAGTTAAGCCATTCAAAGGCTACAAAAGAAAATAATTTCACTGTCAGTTTTGAGAATAAGTAATTATATCAAATTACAGGAATCTCAATGATTGATATTAACAACACCCTCGACTTAATCAAATTAAAATTTTACAACGAATGGTTGTATACAGCACACATCTATGATGAGGGCGCTAGCCCGATGCATGAAAATCTTACCAAAGAAGTTGTAACAAAATACATTGACCCGCTCAACTTACCAAAAGATGCTAAAATCTTAGATTTAGGTTGCGGTCCTGGTTATTTCTTAGATGGTATGAAAGAACGTGGATACACAAATGTTACCGGAGTTACACTAAGTCCGGGTGACATTGCATTGTGTGAAAGTAAAGGTCATAAAATTGCAAAATATGATTTGAGTTTTATCCCACAAAAAGACGGATATTTTGATGAAAGTGTTGACTTTATTTTCATACGCCACGCACTAGAACATAGCCCATATCCTATCTTTAGTTTAATGGAATATAATCGTTTACTAAAGCAAAGCGCAAAAATATACATTGAAGTACCTGCTCCAGACTGTGATCGCCAACATGAATATAACTTGAACCATTATAGTATTCTAGGTCAAAATCAATTGGCAGCGTTGATAACACGCTGTGGTTTTGACATTGATGTATTCAATAACTTAGAATTTGATATTCAAGGTAAGAATGAGAAGGGTGAAGATTTTACTGCAAAAGAAAAATTCTATTGCATCTTAGCTACTAAACAACGCCCATTAGACATTAAATAATGTTTGATGAATCGTTTTTTTATTAACTATTGTTCGGGCGCCCGTGGTGATTTCTTAACCAATTGTTTGCGTGATGTAGAATATGATTGGACATTGATTAGACTCTTAGAAAATAATGCTAAACTTTCCACACCTATATCGTATTGTGTAAAAATTCATAGTAATATTGACGAATCTGTTGTAACTAGTATTGAAAATTTTCCCAAAGAGTTTAATTCTTGGCAAGAGTTATTTGTTACTGTTAATGATTTTAAATTAATAAAATTAAAAATAATAGCAGAATCTTTTGAAGAACGTTTGGATGTAGTATGGCTTTCTTATAGTAAAGTTATATTAAACGAACTGGGCCATATTAGTAATTTACCTCAGGAAGAACTATTAAATCCTGATGTAAATTTGATTAAGAAATTACGTGACAATCTTGTAATAGCCGCAATTGATGTTATACCAGTTGAACAGGATATTGACAAAGAGTTTACGCATGAGTATGATTATATCATAAAGTTTGAAAACCTATTTAATGCCGAATACATCAGAGATTTGTATAAGAAAATCAATGGTAGAAGTATGGATTATTCACGTTTTAGAGCAATAAAACAAAATATTGCAATGCAGTATAGACTTAGTAAATCTGAGTTTTTTCCAATGCTTAAACTAAGACATGATGCAGACATTGGTGTACGTCAATCTCAATACTAAATACTTGTTATGAGTAATACACCATCACTAGTAAAGAATCCTTATACTAAAACAGTTTTTAAAACTGATAAAGAATTACAAGATTTTATAAAATGCTGTGATCCGGATACGGGTTATCTATACTTTATGGATAACTTCTTTATGATTCAACACCCTACTAAAGGTAGTATGGTATATCACCCTTGGGCTTATCAAAAACGATTGATTGAAACATATCATAATTATCGTTATTCAATTAGTTTGATGCCTCGACAATCAGGTAAATCAACATCGGCCGCAGGATACTTACTTTGGTATGCAATGTTTGTTCCCGACTCTACCATCTTAGTTGCGGCACACAAGTATACAGGTGCTCAGGAGATTATGCAACGTATTCGTTATGCATATGAAAACTGTCCTGATTACATTAAAGCAGGTGTAACAACATATAACAAAGGGTCATTAGACTTTGAGAATGGATCTCGCATCGTTTCAGCCACAACTACTGAAAATACAGGTCGTGGTATGTCTATTACACTATTGTATCTGGACGAGTTTGCATTCGTTAGACCAAGTATTGCTAAAGAATTCTGGACAGCTATTACACCGACACTAAGTACTGGTGGTAAAGCTATTATCACAAGCACACCAAACAGTGATGAGGATCAATTTGCTTATATCTGGAAGGGCGCTAATAAGACAGAAGATGATTTTGGTAACACAACTGAGGTAGGAGTTAACGGGTTCAGAGCATATAGAGCGCATTGGAGTGAACAACCGGGACGAGACCAACAGTGGGCAGATGAAATCAAAGCACAACTTGGTGAGGATCGCTTCAACCGAGAGATTGGTTGTGAGTTCATTATTGCTGATGAGACATTGATTAATCCAAACACACTAATTGCAATGGAAGGTATTGAACCTGTTAGTCGTATAGGACAAGTTCGGTGGTACGATAAGCCTACGAAGGGCAATCTATATTGTGTTGGATTAGATCCAAGTCTTGGTACAGGTGGTGACCCGGCAGCTATTCAAATCTTTGAAGCAAACACAACTAAGCAGATTGGTGAATGGAAGCACAATAAAACTGATATTCCAAGTCAAATTAAACTATTGTCTCAGATTAACAAATACATAGCAGAATGCACCGGTGAACCTAACAACATCTATTACAGTATTGAATGTAATGGTATTGGAGAAGCCGCTATTGTATCATTAAATGAATATGGTGAATCAGGCATCCCGGGTATCTTTATCAGTGAAACGGGTAAGGGTCGTAGAGGATTCAATACAACGAATAAGAGTAAACTAGCAAGTTGCGCTAAGTTTAAAACATTGGTTGAGAGCAAGAAAATGACCATAAATAGTCGTAGTCTTATCAGTGAATTAAAAGCGTTTGTAGCACACGGTGGCAGTTATGCCGCTAAGATTGGTGATACCGATGACTTGATTATGGCTAGCTTATTAGTAACACGTATGCTACAGCAATTAAGTGATTATCACTTTGATTTAGAGAATCAGATTCGTGACCATGATGAATTTGTCGCCCCGTTACCCTTCTTTGCGGTAATGGGCTGAGACTAAAAAGATAAATACTATTATGCCAAAAAACACAGAATCATTAAACCGAACACTATTTGAACTATTACATAGCAAGGGCCTAGATCCTACTATGCTAAGTACTTCAGGTAAGGAAATTCCTACTCCTGAAGAAGCAGAAGTCTTTCAATTCAACTTTGTCAAAGACGAAGAAGATTATGGAACAGTCACTATTTCTATTGATGGTCTACACAAGTTGACAATCTATTTTAGTGATGAAGTTGCTAATAGTGAAAAAGAAGAATCAGAATCAGATGATGTATCTTGGTACCAATTATTAAATCAATTGAAAAGATTTTCACAAAAATATCAATTGAGTTTTGAATTACGTAATGTAAGCAACTTAAAGCACGACATGGCAAAGAGGGAATATATGAAGAAAAAAGAATCAATCGCAGAAGGTTACTACCCAATGGGTAAAAAAGCAAGTTACAGTGATGCTGTACCTAGTGTAAAGATTGTGTTGCAACATAGTCGCCAAATTGAAGAAGGTGAACAACGTTATCGTAATGTTGAACGTATCTTCCTAGAGAACGAACAAGGTGAAAGATTTTTAGCACCCACAATTCGTCCTGGCATTGCACGTGTATATGCTAGACACATTGCAGAAGGTGGCATGCCACATGATGACCGTTGGAATCATATTGGTAGTTTATGCGAAGAATACAGCAAGATGGCAGGATTTGTTCGTGCTACTCGCAATGGTCAATTTACAGAATCAACACAGAAATTGATTGCTGAAGGTATTAATCATTATCAATCATTGCGTGAAAGTCTAGGTAGACTAGCCGGTCATCGTGGTTATAATGCTTACTTTGAAAGTTGGAGTCCTCCATTAATGGAAGATGAAAGTGATATGAGCAACATCAACGAATTGTTTGTACAAGAAACAGTTGATCCACGCATTGAAAATGTAATGCCAATCTTATCTAAACTACAGAAGAAGATTAGTGAAATGTCAGAAGTTAATGAGTTGAGTGAATGGGCAGATAAGTTAATTGAAGGTGATGAAGATATTGAAGATAACGAAGCATCCGATGCGGCAGACAATGCTGAATCAGAGTTGACCGAAGAAGAAAGTCTAACAAGTAATAACCCACAAGGCGTTCCTGAAAGTGAAGAACACAGTCCGGTAGCCGGCGCTATTACTCGTAGAATTTTAATGCAACGCCAAGACTTATTAAAGAAATATGGACCTGTTGCAGTCATGCAAGCTATAGATGACGTTGCAGATTTCGCAGGTGATGCTGAAGAAATTGGTTCAAGTGATGTAAGTGGTTGGATCAAACAAATAGAACGTTCATTGGGTGGCGGGGGCATGGATGAAGCTGTTCGTGCTGGTTTCGTAACACCAGATTGGAAACACACACCTCAACAGGGTGCATATGGTGATCCTACCGATCAGTTAGGAAGACCTTATAACCAAGCTCAACGTGATGAACTTGCTGCCTCAGTAAAACAGAATAGAAAAGATAAT